TCAAATACATAACGGTAGTACAGAACTTTTTTAGTTACATTCCACCTAGCATTAAGACATCAGCAACAGTAGCACTGCCTGATGGCGAAGTGCCTGCAGTTCCCTGTGATCCAATTGTTCCTTGTGTTCCTTGAGTACCAGCACCAGTTGCTCCTTGAGTTCCATCAGTACCTTGTGAACCAAGAGTACCTTGGGTACCTACAGTTCCTTGGGTTCCATCGGTTCCTTGGGTTCCTTGAGATCCAACTGTTCCTTGAACGCCCTGTACTCCTTGAACGCCCTGAGTTCCTTGAGCGCCTGTATCACCCTTGTCACCAACACGAGCAAAGGTTACGTATACATTGTCATTATTAATGACTGACAGAGTTCCTGTTACATGAGCAACTGGGACGTTAAAGTATGCTCCACCACTTTCGTGCGTATGAGCACCAGTAATTTGAAAGAATGCAAAACTGTTTGCGTCTCCAACTTCGGTAAACTTGATAGTTCCTTTAATTCCAGAGGTTGAGTCATCAATTGTTTGTAGTAGTTGTGAAATGTCATTTGAAGCAAAATCAAGGTTGTCTATGTACAACGCAGTTGCACTAGAGATAGTTGCATTATTAAATTTTAAATTTCCACTACCTGGATCAGTATTTTCTGTATTAGTTAAGAAATTATATTCATGAGTTTCTCCACCAAAGTTTCCTGTAGCACCCTGAGTTCCAAGTGTTCCTTGAGTGCCTTGAGTTCCCTGAGTTCCTTGAGATCCTAAAGTACCTTGAGTTCCATCAGTTCCCTGCGTGCCCTGAGTGCCCTGAGTGCCTTGAGTTCCTTGAGTGCCTTGAGTTCCTTGAGTTCCTTGAGTACCTTGAGTTCCATCAGTTCCCTGCGTGCCCTGAGTGCCTTGAGTTCCTTGAGATCCTAAAGTACCTTGAGTTCCCTGAGTTCCCTGAGTTCCATCAGCACCTTGTGCACCAACAGTCCCTTGCAATCCTTGTACACCCTGTACGCCTTGTACGCCTTGTACGCCTTGTACACCTTGTACTCCTTGAGTGCCCTGTACACCTTGTACTCCTTGAACACCTTGAATACCTTGAAGACCACCATATGCAAGAGAGTTCCAAGCAGTTGATCCGTTACCAACTTTAAATTTACCAGTATCTGTCTCTGTTCCTACTTCACCAGCAGCAAGTGTTGGATTATTTGATGTCCATTGCGATGCAGTACCTCTACGAAGTTTGATTGTTACTGACATTAGACTACTCCTCCACCATCATAGGAACTTGTGTATACATCACTGCCACCTGCTTCGTCTCCTCCATCGGCTACACCTGTTACGGTGTCAGAACCATCAACTTCATCCCCACCCTCAACTATATCTGCAGAAACGTTTGTTGTAATTTCAAGCCACTCAACCCCATCAAATACATAGACATTTCTTGCTTCTGTATTGTAATAGATATCTCCAACGTACCTACCTGTAGGTTGAGTTCCTACGGCAAGTACGTTGATAGGTACGAGGGCTCTTTTACTCACGTATTAAGCCTTTACTACGACCCGATAAGTTTCACCTGATTGTGGAGCCACTGCAAATCCGATAGTTACAGCAGATGTAGTTGATGCAATTACATCAGTAACTACCTCGTTATAAGTAGCATCTTGTACAGTTACTAACACATCTCGTGTTCCAAGATTGTGTGTAATTGTGAAAGTTGTTGCTGAATATGGAGATACTGGAGTAATAGTCTCTGCGTGAGTTCCAAGTTGACCAGAGGTACCTTGAGCACCCTCTGTTCCTTGGGCGCCAGTAGTTCCTTGAGCACCAGCAACACCGACAGCACCAGATAGATTTACTGTCCATGAAGCGTATGTTCCAGTACCAACTTTGCTGGTTTTATTAAATGCAAGGGCGCCAGTTCCAGGGTTGTAAGAACTTACAGTACCGTATTGAATGTTAGAGACATCATATGCAACAGTGATGTCTTGACCAACAGAGTAATCAACTGCTAGATCTGTAACCGTAATTGTTTGAGAACCAGAAGTTCCTAATGTAAATGATGTTGTAGAGGTTGTGGAGTACTTATCTCCATCAAGACCAGATGTACCTTGTGCACCAACAGTTCCCTGTGCACCTACTGTGCCTTGAGTACCTTGAGCACCTTCAGTTCCTTGAGAACCTACAGTTCCTTGTGAACCCACTGTGCCTTGAGCACCTACTGTGCCTTGAGCACCTACAGTTCCTTGAGAACCTAACGTACCTTGAGTACCTTGAGTACCATCAGTACCTTGAGAACCAAGAGTACCTTGGGTACCTACAGCACCTTGAGCACCGACTGTTCCCTGTGCACCTACTGTGCCTTGGGCTCCATCAGTACCTTGAGTACCTAGAGTTCCTTGAGTTCCTTGAGAACCAACAGTTCCTTGAACTCCTTGAGCACCTTCAGTTCCTTGTGTGCCTTGAGAACCAACTGCTCCTTGGGCTCCATCAGTTCCTTGGGTTCCTTGAGATCCAACTGTTCCCTGTGTTCCCTGTGCACCTACTGTGCCTTGGGAGCCTAGAGTTCCTTGAGTACCTTGTGCACCTACCGTGCCTTGTGCACCCAGTGTTCCTTGTGTTCCTTGAGAACCAGTAGCACCAGCATCACCAGTACGAGCAAATGTAAATAAAAGTTCATCGTTATTGCTAAAGGTTCCGTTACCAGAAACATAAGCAACGTTAACACTAAACCAATTTGGTGATTCATCTGTAACACCAGAAATTGTATAAAGAGCAAAAGTAGAAATATCATTTTTCTTAGATACTTTTACGTGACCCTTGATTGTAGATGTTGAATCATCAATAGTGGTTAAGAAATTAGAAACATCATAGTTACCATCAGAAGGATTATCATCCAATGCAAGAATGGTTGCTGAGGCTAATGTAGCATTATTAAAACGAGCAAAATTATCGCCTGGGTCTGACATAGTTGTGCTAGTACTGAATGTGTATCCAACTGTAATACCACCAAATGAACCTTCAGCACCTTGTGCTCCAAGAGTACCTTGTACACCCTGTGAACCTACAGTTCCTTGAGTACCTTGTGCACCGTCAGTTCCTTGAGAACCTAATGTTCCTTGAGTTCCATCAGTGCCTTGAGAACCTACTGTTCCTTGCGCTCCTAATGTTCCTTGAGTGCCCTGAGAACCAACAGTTCCTTGTGTACCTTGAGAACCCAGTGTTCCCTGAGTTCCTTGAGAACCAACAGTTCCTTGTGTTCCCTCAGTACCTTGAGTACCAACTGCTCCTTGAGCACCTACTGTGCCTTGAGCACCAACAGTTCCTTGTGCACCTTCGGTGCCTTGAGTACCGACTGCTCCTTGAGAACCTACTGTTCCTTGAGCACCAACAGTTCCTTGAACTCCTTGAGTACCAGCACCAGTTGCTCCTTGAGCACCAGTAGTTCCTTGTGTGCCTGCTGCTTGCCATGCAGAACCGCTCCAAGTGCGTAAGTATCCCAGTACTGTGTCATAATAAATTTGACCAACTGTAGGGTCTGCTGGAGCAGTGGCTAAGTTTTGTATTCTTGCATTTTGTAATTCTAATTTGTTTAAATCAATTGGGGTTAAAAACTTACGGGCCATTTACATTATCTCCTTAAGATAAATACGCTTTTCCTGAAAAGGCTTGAGAGAACGAGACCGTAAGTGAGTTCGAATTCGTGTATGTTATTTCACCTTCATATATTGTACCCCCAGAGTCTACAACTGTAACGTTAGGCTTAAAGCCTAAATTATGAGTTATTACCCAAGAAGCACTAACTGATCCTTGAGTATGTTCATACGCTAATGCCTGTGGCTCTAGTGCACCGCTAGTTGTTCCAAAGTCTTGAGTACCAGAGGGTGTAGTTATTAAGATTACGTCATTTACTACAATTGGAACAGTAGTTCCTGGTCTTACGTACTGACTCATTCTGTTACCTCTTCTGTCTTAAATATCTTTCCTCTGACGTATGTTTGGGTGACTCCGTCTTTAGTTAACTGAACATCATAGTAAGAGGTTCGAGGTAACATACGTGTCTGTGTTCCAGTGAGTGCTAATTTTAGAGTACGAAGTCCTGCTCCGTCTGCTGTACCTACTACTGGAAATGTAATTGTAAAAGTTGTTATAACTCCAGGAATACCTACTCCTAGAATATCTGCTTTTGCGGTATAGGTGTCGACTTCAAAATCAAGAACAATAGTGAACTCGTAGGCATCTCCTTCATAGACAAAGAGGTCCTGAGTAACAATTGATACTGGAGTTTCCACATTGCCATAGGTAGGAGTAGGCAAGTGGACACGGGTAGCGGCTGAGCGGTCGTCGATCTCTTGTGGTTGAAAGATTGGCACGTAGTGATTAGTGGTCTTAGAAATTCTACGGAAACTAAAGACATCAATCTTATAAAGACCAATACCAAGTTGGGAACACAACTCTTTGTACTGTTGTTTTCTAGATTCAATCATCTGCATTAATTGTTGATAACGTTCAGACCTTGGAATTGTTACACCATCTGGAGCAAAGACGTTAATATCAAAAGCAGCATCATTAGCCAATGCATAGAGGGCTAGAGTTGATGCGTAAATAACTACGGGATACTCTTCAAGTGCAGGCATATTCTGCAGACTAACACTGCGACCGTAGGCATCGGTGTGGAAGGCTGAGTGTTCTAAAAACGCTGTGCTTATGTAAGATTGAACTTCGGTTGTTGTAAAGTATCTAAAGTAGTTTCCAGCAACAATTATTGCAGCATCTGCAGCAGGCACCGTATCAAAAACAATATAACCAGTTGCTTCTTCAACCTCTACATCATCAGATACATCTACTCCGTTTAAGTTAATTATTAGATTTAATCCATCTAAAGGGGAGTAAGGAATTAGGTATCGGTTAGTAGTTCCATCAGCGGTAAACTGATAAACAAAAGACTTTGGGATATCGCCAATTTCAGACCGTAATCGATCCGCTAGGCTTGCAATCGTAGCCACATAACCTCCGTTAAAATTCTATGCCAATCATCTCGTGTATTAAGAATTTATTCAGCGCAAAAATAAAAAGGTCCAACTCCCAACTGGGAGGAGGGCGGGAACCAGTTGAGAGTCGGACTACTAGCGACGGCTAGTCTTTAGTTTGGCCGCCAAATGTAACCTAGTTGTTCTAGGTAATCGGCAAGAGATTTTGGAACCCTGTACTTAACACCTGCTTTAAAGGTGTAGGTATTGCCAACTCCATAACTCATATCATCAATGTCGGTGATTGTGCGAATGACAACCATGTCACCTGCAGTTGAAACTCCAACATTCTCGATTTCATCCAGTACTAATGGAGCATCTGGTTTTTTAGGATCAAAGACATCTTTTTCTAGACTCTCTGCCTCAAGTTGAGTAGCGATAGAAATTTCTTCTTTACGCTTTTTTAATGCTTCTGCATTTTTCTTTGCTGCTTGCTCCGCTGCTTTGCCTGTTGCATCAAGCGGACTTGTTTGTGTGTTTGCCACGGTGTTTATTCTCCTAAGTTAGTTAGAGGTGGCTGGGAGCCAAAAAAGGAGTAAGGCTCCCAGACACCAGGGTAAAACAAATTAGTTGGTGTAAACCTTAACAATTGCTTGATCGGTAATTACGCCAAGACCCCAAATTGCATACCAAGCAAGAGCGTGCTCACGACCGAAGTCAAGAACGCCACCATCACGAAGTTCAACTGGAAGAGAGATTGCGTGACCAAATGCGTTGTCACCAATCATGATTGATTCGTAAACTTCAGCACCGTTGCCAGTAGCAGTAGTTAGATAACCTTTTTCTGCTGTGTAATCTGCAGACTCTGGGTTTCCACCACTTCCTGGAGCAGTGTTAGCCTTAACAGGAACCTCAATCTGAGATGCTGGAAGACCAACAGAAGTTGAAGTTGTGTAAGCAGCGTTAACTGCCAACTTCTTAACCTGTGTTGTTTCGATGAATACTACGTCGTATAGACGACCGATTTCACCTAACATGAAGTTACCTGGAGCAGCGTACTTTGTAACTTCGATGAACTCTGGGTTCGAACGAATATCACGGGACTGCTTTGGGTGTACGAACTGTACATATGTCTCGCCTAAACGAGGGATGTTCTTACCAGCAAGGGTAAGAGCAGCATCCTTTACAGCACCAGTTGATAACTTGTAGTTACCATCAAGGTCTGACATTTGTGTTGCTACTGTACCTTCGTTGTACCAGTCATTAACACCTTGTACTGATGAACGGTCATAACCGAACACTGCAGAAGTTGCTGCAGACAGAGTGTTACGTGCTTGTACATCTAGGTATTGCGCCATTTGGCGTCCTAGAAGACGAGATGCTGAAGCCATTACATCATCGAATGATGCATTAAGTAGCAATTCAGAAACAGCAACGGCATAACCGTGTTCTGCTACTGTGATTGCAATTTGCTCTGCAGTAAGTGCATTCGTAGTCATACGAACACCTTCTGTTAGAGGAGTTGGATCTACTGCGAAGTTCTTGTAACGAAGGAAGTTCACACGAAGACCAGGTGCTACACCTAGTTCAGTCTTCTTAACTGCGAATTGTTCGAAACGAAGAATTGGCATTGCCTGGAACAAAATTTCTTTCGACCAGATTGTTTGAATTGCTTGGTTCAGGCTTGTATTTGAGCCTGAGTAAGCGGTTGGGGCTCCTGCGAGTTGCCCTGTACCTGTAATTGCACTTGCCATTTAGGTCAAGTCCTTTCCTAGTAGTTGTTTGGGATTAACCGAACAGTCCCTGACCACGATTGCTGGCTGCTGTGCCAAGTAGTTTGGCTCTTTGTTTCGCATAATCCGCCAATGACATTTCCCTGATCGAATCAGGTGAGTACGATTTTTGTTCCGAATCATTATCGAGGGGTCCTGCGGCAGGATTAGTAATTCTAGTTCCTGCCATTTGTTGTCTTGCGCTTTGCATTGCTTGTTGAGCAGATGACAAAATTCGAGCAGATTTTTCTTTCAACATTGCGATGCTCTGCTCTACTTCATCTGCACTGTTGCCGTCAATCAAGTCAATCAATTCAGGAACAATATTGTCCCGCTCTTGTTCAACTCTTTGTTGACGATAATTCATAACTTCTTGGAACTTACGTTCCTGTTCTAATAGAGCAAAGGCACGTTCTCTTTCAAGACGTTCAGCCTCTAGTTGAGCCTGAAATTCTTGCTCCTTCTTTTTTAGGAGGTCTTTAAAAGAAAGTTCAGATTCCTCTTCTTCTTTCTTCTGTGCTTCTTTGCGAACTAACTCTTCAGCATTACGTTGTTCACGTTCTGCTTCTTTAGCGGCTTGTTCTTCACGAGCCTTCTTTAAAGATGAAAGTTCTTCTTTCATCTTTTCCATTTGAGGGTATAACTTTGCTTTCTCTTGTTCACGAGCCTTAGCAATGTCTTCTGCGCTATACACAGAACCTACCTCACTTGGATTTTCTTGTGCTGGTATTGCTGCCAGAATTTCTGGTGACAATAGATCAGCGGTTTCTACTGTATTTTCCATAGTTATCACTTATCTTTCTTGGGTCGTTGTCCGAATGCCTTTCGGCGTATCACTGGTTTTTAACGAGATAATTGCATTCTATTAAAATGCATATGTCTCGGTAAAATCTGATTTTACATCAGAATTTTAATTAATCCCTGTCTACTGTTCTTCTTTGTGGAATTTTTGTTCCATAAGCGTCAGTGACAAGTTTGTTTCTTATCTCAGCCTCTGCTTCAACTTCCATGCCTTTTGTTTCTTGACTGGCTGGATTTAAAGGATTATCAGCGTCTTGAGGGCCCTGCATTCCATCACCCATCATGTCTCCATCACCTATAACGGTGGGCTGCATCGGAATAGCGCTGTTTCCATCAGGTCCTGGCATCATGCCAGTCATGTCCATAATCTGTTTTTGAATTTGAATTTTTATAAGTTGTAGAGCACCATCAGCCTCAGCATCGGCCATGAGTTCTTTACGAATTTCTTGCAACTTCTCTTCAGGGAATTCTTCACCAAGTTGACGTAATGCACCCTCTTTAGACTCAAGTCCCATACCCAATTTAGTTTGAAGTTCATTAAGAACAATTAGTTTATCAAGAGGTAGAGGTTGTGGAAACTGTGCATAGTTAATATAGGTAACAGGATCGTTA